TTCAGAGGATCAAGCTCAACGAGTTAAAGATTTTATGAATTATCAAATTACTAATGTAATGGAAGAATATGATCCTGATATGGATCAATTGTTATTTAATTTAGGACTTGCAGGTTCTGCTTTTAAAAAGATTTATTTTGATGCACAAGAACAAAGAGCTAAAGCTTCTTTTATTCCTTGTGAAGATTTAATTGTTCCTTTTTATGCAACAGATTTAGCTTCATCTCCTAGAGTTACTCACATTGTAAAACAAACATATAATGATGTAAGAAAAAATCAGGTAGCTGGTTTTTATAGAGATATAGAAATTAGACCATCTTTAACTAATACTAATGAAGTTCAAGAAGAATATCAAAATGTATCTGGAATTAGTTCCACTACCTATGGAGAAGAAGATGACAATGAATATACATTATTTGAAATTCATTGTGATTTAAACATACCGGGTTTTGAAGATAGAGACGTTACAACAGGGGCAGCTACAGGTATAAGATTACCTTACATTGTTACAATTGATGAAGGATCTGGAAAAATATTATCTGTTTATAGAAACTACATTGAAACCGATCCACTTCGTAAAAAAATACAATATTTTGTACATTATAAGTTTTTGCCTGGTCTTGGTTTTTATGGCTTTGGTCTTATCCACATGCTCGGGGGTCTCTCCAGGACAGCTACGTCAGCCCTCCGTCAACTCATTGATGCTGGTACGTTGTCCAATCTCCCTGCAGGATTTAAAGCGAGAGGGTTGCGAGTTGCAGACGACGATAACCCAATCCAACCAGGAGAATTCAGGGATGTAGATGCACCATCTGGTGATTTAAGAGCAGGATTATTACCTTTACCTTATAAAGAACCTTCACAAACTTTATTCTTACTTTTAGGTTTTTGTGTAGATGCAGGAAAAAGATTTGCAGCTGTTGCTGATGCAAAAGTAGCAGATTCTAATCAAGCTAATCCTGTAGGAACTACAATGGCTATGATTGAGCAAGGAACTAAAGTTATGAGTGCAATTCATAAAAGATTACACTATGCTCAAAGAATAGAATTTAAATTATTAGCAAAAGTATTTCAAACTTATTTACCACCAGAATATCCTTACAACGTAGTTGGTGGAAATAAAATGATTAAACAAACTGATTTTGATGACAGAGTAGATATAATTCCTGTTTCTGATCCTAGTATATTTTCTATGGCTCAGCGTATAGAATTAGCTCAAGCACAATTACAATTATCACAAACTAATCCACAAATTCATAATATATATGAAGCATATAGAAGAATGTATCAAGCATTAGGAGTACAAAATATTCAAGCAATCTTAAAACCACCTCCTAAACCTGAACCAGTAGATCCTGCTATGGAAAATGCTGAGGCTTTAAAAGGTAAAGAATTACAAGCATGGCCAGAACAAAATCATTCTGCTCACATAAAAGCACATAGAGCTTTTATGTCATCTAGTTTGGTTCGTTCAAGTGTTCTTGCAATGGCTGCTTTACAAGCACATATTTCTCAACATATTGGATTTTTAGCAAGACAAATGGTTATGGAACAAAATAAACAAATGTTAGAAGAAGTTGCTCAAAGATATAATGGTCAAATTCCTCCAGAAGTTCAAGAAGAACTCAAAAAAGCGTTAGAATCTCAAATTGCAGAGATGGAAGCACAAATAACTGAAGAAATTGTTGCTGAAGAACAAGAATATTTAGAAGGTGCAGGAGAAGATCCGTTAGTAGCTCTTAAAAATCGTGAATTAGATATAAAAGAGCAAGATGCAATGAGAAAAGCTCAGTATGATGAAGGTAGAAATATATTAGATACAGCTAAACTTGCACAAAAAGCACAAATTGATCAAGCTAAACTAGATCAAAATTTAAATATCGCTGAAATGAGAATAGAAAATCAGCAAGATATTGCAAGAATGAGAAAAAAGTGATGTCATATTCTGAAAATGATGCTAAATTAAGTCAGGGTATAAATGATTTCGCTGCGCATGTTGAGCAATATGCTAAAACGAGCGAAGATAAATTGATTATGGCCTCAGCTATGCTAGCTGTTGTTAAAGCGATCTACATAGATCATGCTATGAATGGACAAATAGCAGAAACTGTTTTTGAAAAGCAACTTGAGGATGTTTTTCAGTTTAATTTGGTGAAACCAACGTTACACTAGGAGTATATATGCCAAAAGGACCAGGAACATATGGAAGTAAGGTGGGTAGACCACCAAAAAATAATAAATCATATAAACACGGGGGTAAAATTCATCCCGGACCATCAGTAGATGGTATTGATGTTGCAACAAATGTTGCAAAACCTAATAAAACTATGCGAGGAGTAGGTGCAGCTACCAAAGGCATTAAATTTTTCGGATAATCTTTGTCAACACTGCGGACATGCATGTCATCATACCAATGGTGGCAGCTGTACTAGTTGTGATTGCAATAATTGTGAACATGAGCTAGAAAACACTGTTGAATTCGAACCTGAGTTCGAATTAACTATTCATTAACGAGGAGGTTATATGAATTTACTAAAAGACTTATGGGCTCACTTGAAAGAGTGGTCAGACTGGTCAATCAAGGATTGGATTAAAGCGGCTATTGTTGCTATTATAGTTCTAGTTGTTATTGGTCAGATAACTGGAGGAGGAGCCTAGACTATGGTCTGGCAACTCTTAGCAAAACCCTTACTCGGCGTTGCCGCAGACACGGTCCGTGGCTTCGTCGAGACCAAAAAGGCGAAGGCCGAACTCAAAGTTACAGAAATTAAAGCTGCTACTAAGTTAAAAGAAGATCAAATCAAGGGAAAAGTAAAATGGGAAGCATCTGCTGTTGATCAAATGAAAGGCTCGTGGAAAGATGAGCTAATTTTAATTTGTCTTTTGGCTCCAGCGACGCTCGTATTTTTTCCCGGAATGACAGAACATATTCATGCTGGGTTTATTGCCCTGCAATCACTTCCGGATTATTATAAACACCTCTTATATATTGCCTGCTCAGCAAGCTTCGGCATCAAGGCAGGAAAAGGTGCAATGGGATTAATTAAAAAGAAATAATGCCATTTAGATCAGAAAAGCAAAGAAAATATCTTTGGGCTAATGAACCAGAAATTGCAAAAAAATGGTCTAAAGAATATGGTAGTTCCATTAAAGCGAAAGATGGTGTAAACCTTTCACAACTTAGAAAAAATTCTAAAAATCCAAAAGGGGTTGCAAAAGGTTGCGGTCTTGTAATGGATGATAGAAGAAAGGTAACAAAATATGTCTGATAGTTTAGCAGATCGAGTAAAACAAAACGAAGGCTTTAGAAATAAAATTTATAAGGATACCCTAGGATTCGCTACGATTGGCTACGGCCATAAAGTAGTAGAAGGAGATCCTTTTGAAGAAGGAGTAGAATATCCTAAAGAACAATTAGAAGAAGTTTTTAAAACTGATTTAGAACATGCACAATTATTATGTCAAAATATGTTTATGTGTGATTTAAGTTATGATGCTCCTGAACTTTTGAAGGAAATTTATACAGAAATGATTTTTCAACTTGGCCCTGGTGGAGTCTCCAAGTTTAAAAAAACTTTTGATTATGTTAAAATGAAGAAATTTAAAGAGGCAAGTATTGAGATGCTCGACTCCAGATGGTATAAACAGACCCCCAACAGAGCAAAACATTTAAGTGATTTGATGGCTTCTGTTGAAGTATGAAATTACCTGGAAAAAGATTTGGACCTCCTCCATTGAGAGGTCCATTACCACAAGGTTTAAAATATAAACCTTTAAAAGTAACTAAAATAAACATATCAGATGATTTTCCTAGTTTTAAAAATGGAGGATTATCTAATGATAAATTAATTAAAAAAATAAGGAAAAATTATGCCTGATTATTTTCTTTCATTTATTGAAAGATTAAGAAAAGAAATAAAGACTAGACAAGAGCAGCTAACTCAAGTTATAACAGGAGATGTGAAGGAAATCACCACATATAAGTATGTGTTAGGACAACTTCATGCTTGGAATAAAATAGATCAGGAACTCACGAACCTGCTAAAGAAACAGGAGCTAGATGACGATGACCAAAACTAATGTTTTACCAAAACAAGTTTTTGCCTTAGAAGAAAAAAATAAAGAGAAAAAAGATACTAGAACAGAATTAGAAAAACTACCTACACCTGCAGGGTGGAGATTAGTTGTAATGCCTTTAAAAATTAAAGAAAAAACTAAAGGCGGAGTTTTACTTACAGACAAAGTAGTTGAAGAAAGTCAATGGACTACTAATGTTGGTCTAGTAATGAAAATGGGAGATTTATGTTATATAGATAAAGAAAAATTTCCTACAGGGCCCTGGTGTAAAGAGAAAGACTGGATACTTTTCGGTAGATATGCCGGAGCAAGAATTAAAATCGACGGTGGAGAACTAAGGATACTTAATGATGATGAAGTTATGGGCATTGTAAAGAAACCTGAAGATGTTTTATCACCGCTAACAAACTAACATGAGGAGATAGTCATGCCAGAAGCACAACCAGCATTAAGCGAAGAAAAAACAATACCTATTGAAGATACAGGAGATGCAGTAGATGTAGAATTAAAAGATGTTGTTGAAGAAGCAACAAAAGAAACTCCAGTTGAAACAAAAGAAGAAAAACAAGAATCTTCAGAACATGAAGAATATTCTTCTAGTGTTAAAAAAAGAATAAATGATTTAACAAAAAAATGGCGAGAAGAAGAACGTCAAAAAGAAGCAGCTTTACAATTTGCAGAAAGTGCAAAGAAAAAGAATGATGAATTAGAGAAAAAAGTAACTTCTTTAGATGATAGTTATATTGAAGAAGTTGCACAAAAAGTGGATATGACAGAACTAAATTTAAAAAGAGATTTAGCCGCTGCTCATCAAAAACAAGATTTTGAAAAAGTTGCAGAAATACAAGCAGCTTTATCGGATAATTCAGTTCAAAAACAAAGAGTTTTAGCTTTAAAAAAGAAAGCAGAAGCTCCAGCTAAAGAAGTTCCAGCTGAAACACCTACTGAATTTAAACAACAAGCTCAACCTACTCAACAAAGACCTCAACCTAGCGAAAAAGCTCAAGCATGGGCTAAAGCTAATCCTTGGTTCGGTCAAGGAGAAGGAAAAGATGAGGTAATGACATTTGCTACTTGGGGTATTCATACTCAATTAGTAAATGAAGGAGTTAATCCTGAGTCAGATGAATATTATAATGAAATTAATAATAGACTTTCATCCCATTTTCCTGATAAGATGGGGAAAACGAATTCCAACTCGAGTCAAACTAACAACAGAATCGCTCAGACTGTTGCTGGTGCTAATACTGCTCGATCTGGAGGTAAACCTGGGCGCCGCACTGTGAAGCTCACACCATCACAGGTTACAATAGCAAAAAAACTTGGTGTGCCATTAGATGAATACGCAAAATTCGTGAAGGAGTAAAACATGGAAAACGTAAAATTGAAAAAAACTACTCGACACGCTGAAACTAGGGACATTGAAGCTCGTAAAACGGTATGGTCCCCGCCGAGACAACTAGATGCGCCTGAACCACCTGAAGGGTTCAAGTTTCGTTGGCTTAGGGAGTCAATCCAAGGTCAGCCTGATGATAAAAATATTACATCAAGGTTGAGAGAGGGTTATGAACTAGTCAGGGAAGATGAATTATCAGCAGAGGATAAATTAAAATATCCTTCGTTGGCTGAAGGTAAATATAAAGGTGTAATAGGAGTTGGAGGTTTGTTATTAGCTAAAATTCCTCTTGAACTTGCTAAACAAAGGAATGAATACTTTGAAAGGAAGTCTCAAGAAACACAAGAAGCTATAGACAATGAGGTTTTAAAAGACGAGCACCCGAGCATGCCTATTACTAAAAATAGGAGCTCAAAAGTAACATTTGGAGGTTCTCGATAATTCTGAATTGGTCGGAATATTGATGCCTCTATAAAAGGAGTAAATTATGGCAAATGTAGATGCGCCTAGAGGACTAGTTCCTGTTAAAATGCTTGGAAACAAGTATGAAACAGCTGGTTTCTCTACTTATAAAGTTGCTTCTGGTTACGCATCAAACATCTTTAATGGTACAGCTGTTCAGCTAAAAGCTGACGGAACTATTGAACTAGCAGTAGACACTAAAGCAAGTTCTGCAAAAATTGTAGGAGTTTGCGGAGGTGTAAGTTACACTGATTCAACAGGAAAACCGGTTTGGAAAAACTATTGGCCAGCTTCAACTGCAACCCAAGGTTCAGTAGATGCGGAAATTAAAGTTTATGATGATCCAGATCAACTATTTATCGTCCAAGCGGACGGTGCTGCTGATCAAACATCAGTAGGAGCCAATGCACCTATGGTAGGTAATGCAAATGGTAATACAACTAATGGTATGAGTACAATGGAACTCGACTTTTCAGCATTAACAGCTTCAGATGAGCAGTTAAGAGTTGTTGGAATAGTCCAAGATCCTGACAATACTGCTGGTTTAACAAACGTAGATTTGATTGTTAGAATTAACGATCATGCCTACACTAACTTAGCGGGGATATAATATATGGCTATTTCAAGATCCCAGTTAGCCAAAGAATTAGAGCCGGGTTTAAATGCTCTCTTTGGCTTAGAATACAAACGCTATGAGAACGAAGCAGCAGAAATCTTCGACCAAGAAAGTTCAGACAGAGCTTTTGAAGAAGAAGTAATGTTAGGCGGGTTCGCTGGAGCTCCTGTGAAAAATGAAGGTGCAGCAATCAATTATGATACTGCGCAAGAATCTTTCACTGCGAGATACACTAACGAAACTATTGCTCTTGCTTTCGCTATCACTGAAGAAGCTGTAGAGGACAACCTTTACGACAGAGTCAGTGCTAGATACACAAAAGCATTAGCTCGTTCTATGGCTAATACTAAGCAAGTTAAGGGTGCTAATATCCTTAACAATGCATTTTCAACAAACGCTGCTAATTTTGGTGGAGACGGGGTTGCATTAGCATCCACTGCTCACCCAACTTTAACAGGTGGAAATTTCTCAAACAGATCTGCAACAGATGCTGACTTGAATGAGACTTCTCTTGAACAAGGAGTTATTGATATTTCAAACTTCATTGATGAAAGAGGATTGAAAATTGCATTAAAACCAATGAAAATGATTATTCCTTCTGCTCTACAATTTGTAGCAGATAGATTAATGAATTCAGACGGTAGAGTTGGTACAGCTGATAATGACATCAACGTATTTAAAGCGAGTAGATCTAATGGATATATTCCTCAAGGATACACTGTTAATCATTATTTAACTGATACTGACGCTTGGTTCTTAAAAACCGATTGTCCAAATGGTCTAAAGCATTTTGTAAGAACACCAATTACAACTGCTATGGAAGGCGATTTCGATACAGGAAATATGAGATACAAAGCTCGTGAAAGATATAGCTTTGGCTTCTCTGATCCAAGAGCAGTTTATGCTTCTCAAGGTTCGTAAAATTTAACTAATCTTTCTTAGGTGAAGAAGGCGCTTGTAAGAGCGCCTTTTTTATTTTATACTCATAGTTTCCTAGATTAATATAATTGTGCAGACTGGCTAGGCAGACGGTATAGAGACTGCATGATTAGGTCTATACACCACGGAGGTAAACATGGGTACTACGACTTTTTCGGGTCCGGTTAAATCGGGCGATATATTATCTACTGGCGGAGCAACGCTAGGAACTAATATAGCAAATACAAACTGGGTCAATAATGTGGCTAGTATGTATACACAATCACCAACAGCAGCTAGTGCTACAGAATTAAAAACTGTAGGTGCTATTACTTCTGGTATGGTAACTAATACAGGTGAATACAATATTACTTTAAATGGTTCTGGAATTTCTAATGGAACTTGGAACCCTGCAAGTAGTGATACAAACGGTGGAGCATCTTGGGCTCGTAAAATTCAATTTACAAGCACAGCAAATGATTCAGCGTTAAGATTTACTGTTACTGGAATTGATGCAGCAGGAGTATCTTTAAGTGAAACTACTGCAGCAGCAGGAGGTCCTAACTCAGGAACTTCTTTTACAACTGGTTTGTATAAAGCTGTTTATTCAATAACTGTTTCTGCAGTAAGTGTTGGAAATATTAGTATTGGAACAGGTCATACAGCTGGTGATAACTATCAACATTTAATTGGAGTTGTTCCTTATGGATCAACTTTAACTAGACTTTATTCTTACAGAACAGAAGCATGGAACGGTGGAGGTAACGAAGTTATGTCTATTGGAACTACTGTTGATGTAGATGAGTTTGGAAGTATTGCTTCAGCAGTTACTAAAGGTGCTGTTACAGCTAATACTAATGGTGATGCCATTACTACTACGGCAGCTCAATCAACAAGTTGGTTTAATGTAGAACAAAATCCTGGAGCTTCTTCTGGTGATGCAGATTATCAAGTAGATGCAGGGATGATTGTTACTTATACTCCATCTGGTACATTAGCTACTGCAGGAAAAAGTGTGTTTATTGCAGAATATGCACAAAAAAGATTATTAACCAACGAGGCTTGGTAATATTCATTAACTCTGGGTGAGGTGTAATGACCTCACCCTTAACAGGAGAAAATTATGTCACAAGTAATTACAAAACAATTTGACGGAACAAGAAAAGCTATTTTCACAATGAATTTTAAAATAGCAAGTACTACAGCTGAAACTTATACAATTGTACCATCTGCTTTAAATAATTCTAAAGGATGGGCAACTGGATCAACTGCTAACAGTGGAGATGTGTGTACTAACCTTACCATTAATAAAATATGGTGGAGTGTTAATAACACTGCTGTTACCAAACCACTTTTAGTGGAATGGAAAGCAACTGCTAATTCACAAGCTATCACTTGTAACTATGCTGACTCAAAAGATTTTAGTGCTATTGGAGGATTATTAAATCCTTTAACACCCGGAACAGCTGGTGCAACTGGTGGATTGGATATTAAATTCCTCTCAGTAACAGATGATGATACAGCTACTATAGTTTTAGAATTGTTAAAAATTTACACAAGTTACTAATGAGACTATTGTTCTTATTATTATGTTTTATATTAGTAATGAGTGCAATCACTAGTGCGAACGGAGCAGATACAAATACTGTTTCAAGCACGGTAGTAACAAATAATACACCACCGACTGCTTCGGCACCATCGGTGGTGGTTAATAATTCAGATATATGTAAGACAGCAGTGGCAGGCGCCGTGCAGACCCAGATTTTAGGTATTAGTAGCGGGGTTACTGTAACTGATGAAAACTGTGAAAGAATAAAATTAGCAAGATCATTATATGCTTCAGGAATGAAAGTTGCATCGGTCAGTATACTATGTCAAGATAGTAGGGTTTGGGATAGTATGGCTATGGCAGGGACTCCTTGTCCTTACATGGGTGCTATTGGAGAAGAAGCATCAAAAGGATGGCAAGAAAATCCTGATATGATTCCAGAAGGAAGTTTTGTACTTGCTAAAATGGAAAAAGAAGAGAAAGAAATTAAAAAATCAGAAGGATTAACAGATGGGCAAAAGTTGGCTAAATTTATTTTATTTGGTATGGCTATGCATTCTGGCATCGTGGCCTTCTTCCCTTAGAGCAGAATGTCCTGTTACAGCAACAGGATTATGTACTCCAGGTGTAGAAGAAACAATCGTTATAGATGAAGTTGAAACAATTGAATATGAAGCTGATGGATATACAGTAACAACTGAAACTACCACTACAACTACAACAGTAACTACTACAAATCCAGACTCAGGAGATATTCTAGATGGAGATGCGGGATATGTTTCATCATCTAAATATGAAGGGGACATGGATATTGACTGGGGAGGCCAGGGCCCCGCATCAATGCCCTCAGGCAACAGTTGCTATAATCTTGGAACTGACAAATGTGCACAAATAACCGGATCGGGTAATTCTACTTCTACAATGGGTGTAGATGGTATGGGAACAACTTTTATACAAACAGTTGATATTTCAGAACTTGATATAGAAAATGGGGGAAGAACTAATTATTCAATAAAGGTAGACAAACGAGATGCACAAGATCGTATCTATATGCATATTACAGGTAAAGATGGAAATACGTCTGTATTTAGTGGAACAGATATATTATCAGAATCTGGAGTAGCTAGTGGTTATCAAACTTATGAAAGTGGATTTGATTTTGCAGGTACAATAACAAAACTTGTAATTGAAATTGGTGGAAGAGATATTAACCTGGCAATCGGACCGCTATTTGATGATGTAAAAATAAATGTATTATACAATGTAGTTTCTACAATAGTTACAGAACAAATATTAAGTGTTGAAATGTGGGTAGCATATGGTGGTAGTACAGAAACAGAAGTAATAGATATTGTAGAAAATATTTTTGAACATAATGACATAGTAATGCCTGATGCTCCAGGCGATGATATGTATTTTGAACCAGAGTTTGACGAACCAGATATGGAAATGTCTTATGACACTGTTGAAATGGAAATGGATTTTGAAATGGATTTTGAAATGCCAGATATGGAAATGGACTTTGACATACCAGACATTGATATGGAAGAAATGGAAGTAGCAGTTTTAGATATTGAAATGGAAATGGAATTAGAAATGCCTGATCTTGAAATGCCCGAACCAGAAATAGAAGAATTAGATATTCCTGAAACAGAAATGGACACTGAAATAGAAATTGAAGTTGACACAGAACCAGAAATAGAAGAACCTGTCGTAGAAGAACCAGAAATGGAAACAGAGGAGGTGTCAAATGAACCTACTGAAGAAACTGAAGAGCCTGTTGCCGAACCTCAAGAAGATGTGGCAGAAGAGTCAGAGCCTGAAGAAAGCTCATCAGAGGCTACTGAAGATGAGGCTGAAAAAGAAAAGCAGGTAGAACCTAAAAAAGAAGAAGAAAAAAAGGAACCAGAATCTAAAAAAGAAAAAGCAGCTAAAAAAATTGTAAAGAAGATGGGGGATAAGGGTAGATATGACTCAACAAATCAGTTAAAAACATTAATTGTAATGCAGGTGTTGGGTGATACAAAAACCTTTTTTGACTCACAAAAACAACTAAATGATAGAGAAGGATTTTTTACAGATATTATGATACCTGATACAAAAATAGAAAATAATAATATTGCACAATATTATTTATTTGCTGGAAGTGAAGGATTAATAAACGATATGATAATGCAACAATGGCAGACGGATTCGGAGTAGCTATGGCAGAGATGGAATTTGCGGGGGTTAAATTCAAAGGTGGAAAAATCTTTGTGGTTCTTACAGCACTAACTACACTTGGTGGTGGATTATGGGGTGGTTTTGAATTTTATAAAGATTACCTTAATATGAAAGAACAAATACAAAATTATGTAGCACCAGACTTATCTGAATTTGATAAAAACATTGCTCTTACAAAAGAAGAAATGTCTAGTAAGACAGATCTATTACAAACAGAAATTAATATGTTAATGCAAGAAATGGAAATGATAATGTCAGAAATAAAATTGGTATCTGATGTTGCCAATGAACTTAAAAATGATTTACGTACAGATGTAAGAAGAGTTGAATCAATTGTTAATGATGTTGAACAACAAGTAAAAGAAGATTCTAGAGATAATGCAAAAGATCTTAAAGTTACTATTGATACACTTGAAGATGATATGAAAAAACTAGAAGATAGAATAAAACAATCACAAAAGGAGCTAGAGGAAAAGATAGATAAGCGAATTAAAAGAGCACTAGAAAATCCTCTTGGTGGATAATGGTTAATAAACAATACAAATGGTTTCAAACAAAACGCAATAGAGCTATGAAAAAAAATAACCCTATTGCGAAAGAACTATATACTCCTCAATATAAACCAAAAGTTGTAGATAGTAAAAAAATATATAATCGAAAGGATACAAATGAAAATTTCAGATAACACAGCGATCAGCATGCCTGTTAGAAACCTTTTAGGCCTGATCGCAGCGATTTCTCTTGGAATATTTGCCTACAGCGATTTGACTCAAAGAATTACAGAACTTGAGACTGCAAGACAATTAATGGAAGCAGATCTATTAAAAAAAGCTGAGCAAACCCCTGTGGATATGGAGCAGACAATGATTTTGGAATGGCTTGGAACTAAAAATGCTACAATGGAAGCAGAACTTGAAAGTATGATGCATAATAAAGTGAATATCGAGTTCCTAAGAGAACAGGTAACGAAAATGCAGAAGGACGTGGAACTGCTCAAGGACAAAGTTAGAGCTAATGGAGTACCAGAATGAAAATTGTAGCAGTTATAATTTTATTTGTATTTGGAAATATGAATGACCAAGAAACTCAAATGACACAATATATTCCTATGTCTAATGCAGGTGAATGTTTATATGAAAAAAGAATGTTAAAGAAAAATAAAGATTTTCCTAAAGATGCATTTTGTGGTCCTGCTTATGTAGAAATAAGTCAGGATGGAGAAGTGTTAAAATTATATAATGAGATACCAGAAGGAGCTACATTGGTTGATGAAAAAATAACCAAAGAAGCCATGAAAGCGTGGACACTTAGAGCAAAGGAAAAATGGAACCAGTAACAGTAGCTTATATTATTTTTGGTACTTTATGGGTAATGGGTGCTATAACTTATTTGTAAATTATGGCTAAGACCCCTTCGAACGAATACTTTACACCAATCAAAAAAAGGACTAGTATAGGGTGTTCTTCTAGATCAAGGCCTAAAAATAAGCATAAAAGGCGTTGCTGGAAGAAGTATAACAGACAAGGAAGATAGATGCCAACTTATTCTACTACAAAATCTTTTGATTTAGCCGTCAATGAAATAATACAAGAAGCCTATGAAAGATGTGGAATTATGGTTCGTGATGGATACGACCTTAAAACAGCAAAAAGATCACTTAATATTTTATTAGCAGAATGGGCAAATAGAGGACTTAATTTATGGACTATTCAACAAACTGATAAAACCTTAACTGCAAATGCTCAATCTGTAACAGGAACAAGTTTATATGGATCTGCCGCAGCAGATGCCTCAGCAATTATTGATATTACAGATGTAGTTATAAATGATGGAACTTATGATTATGCTGCTACTTCTATAAGTAGAGCTACTTATTTTAATATGCCTAATAAAGCTACTTCAGGTAGACCTTCTCAATTTTATTTTCAAAGAGAAATTAATCCTACTTTATATTTATATCCGGCTGTTCCTGCTAGTGGAACATATACTTTAAAATATTATGCTATGATTAGAATGTTTGATATTGATGCATATACTAATAATGCACAAATTCCATTTAGATTTATTCCTTGTTTAACTGCAGGACTTGCTTATTATTTATGTCAGAAAAAAGCACCTGAAAGAATGCAAGCATTAAAATTAATTTATGAAGATGAGTGGCGTAGAGCTGCTGATCAAGACGGTGAAAGAACAAGTCTTTATTTAACCCCTCAAGCATATTTTCCATCGGTAGGTTAAAATGAGCAAATTTGCAACAGGTAAAAATGCTTTAGCTATATCGGACCGAAGTGGATTACAATTTCCTTATAGAGAAATGGTTAAAGAATGGACTGGAGCTTTAGTTCATTACACAGAATTTGAAGCTAAACAACCTCAATTACAACCAATTAGAATAGCTCCCGATCCACAAGCTTTACAAAATGCTAGACCAGCAAGAGTAGAAACTCCTGCTGCTAGATTATTAACTGGGAATCCTTTTTATTCTACTAATGGTTCAGGAACTATTACTGTTATAGAATTTAATCATGGAAGAACAACTGGTGAAACAGTAAGATTTAGAAATTGTCAAGCTGGTTCTGGATTTAGTCAAGCTAAATTAGAATATGCTAGTGGATATACCATTACAGTTCCAGCCGGAGAAACAGACTCTTATACATTTAATGTAACAGGAGAAACATCAGATCAAACAAATGTAAGATTTGGAGGTATGCTTTGCACTTCAGGTCCAGTTACTATAGAAGGATAATATGACAACATATGCAGAATTAGTAGATCAAATTAGAAATTACACAGAAACAGATTCTAATGTTTTAACTACTATTATTGTAAATGATATAATAGAAAATGCTGAAAATAGAATTTTTAGAGAAGTAGATTTAGATGATTTTAGATCTTATCAATATGCATCTTTAACTGCTAGTAATGCTTTTGTAACTTTACCAGGAACAGGAATAGCTGATTTTGCTCTTATTAGATCTGTTCAAGTTTATGGTCAAAGTTTAGGAAATTCTCGCAAAAAATTAGAACAAAAAGATATATCATTTATGAATGAATATTGGCCTGATAGAACTTCTACGGGGACGCCTTTATATTATGCAAATTGGAAAGCAGGAAACATATATCTTGCGCCAACTCCAGATGTCGCATATAATATAGAAATAGCTTTAAACAAGCTACCAACAGGATTATCGTCTACAAACACGACAACCTGGATCAGTATAAATGCTCCTAGGACGTTGTTGTATGCGTGTCTCTGCGAGGCCTTAAAATTTCTCAAAGGCCCCTACGATCTGTTAGATCGCTATGAAGCAAGTTATGCTAATGCATTACAAGACTTGTCAATAGAACAACAAGGTCGTGGAAGAAGAGATGAATATATGGATGGGGTTTTAAGGACTCCTCTTAAATCGCAACAACCGTAAAGGAGATAAAAAATGGCAATAGTACAAGCAGTATGTAATACTTTTAAACGAGATTTGCTAAAAGGATTTCATGATTTTGCAAGTGGTGGTAGTACTTTTAAAATTGCATTGTTTACATCAAGTGCAAGTTTAGGGGCTTCTACAGAAGATTATGCAACAACTAATGAAACAAGTGGAACAGGATACACAGCAGGTGGACAAGCTTTAACTGGTCAGTCAGTTACAGGAAGTACATCAGCTACCACAGCATATGTTGATTGGTCTAATGATCCTAACTGGACGTCAGCTAGTTTTACAGCTAATGGAGCAATGATTTATAATACAACTACTGATGGTGGTTCGGGTACAACAGATGCAGTTTGTATTTTAGCTTTTGGTGCTGATTATACAGCTACAAACGGAACGTTTACTGTTCAGTTTCCAGCACCAGGCACAAGTACAGCTATACTGAGATTATCGTAGGAGTTTAACATGGCATTGATTATCAATGATCGTGTTAAGGAAACCACGACAACAACAGGAACTGGAACCGTAGATCTTGCTGGAGCAAGTACAGGATTCCAAACTTTTGTTGCGGGTATTGGCACAACTAATACAACGTATTATTGTATTACATTGCAATCTGGTAGCACTGAATATGAAGTAGGTATAGGTACTGTTACGGATGCTAGTACTGACACTTTATCAAGAGATACTGTTTTAGAGAGTTCTAATGGTGATGCTAAAGTAAATTTTTCTGCAGGTACTAAAGATGTTTTTTGTACATATCCTGCAAAGCGTGCTCCCTCTCCTAGTATGGATGCTACAACATATGTTACTACTCACAATTCAACATTAAGTGCTGATCAAACAATAGATTCAGGAGTTTTAGCAGGTCCGGTTACAATAACAGGAACTCAAACAATTACAGGTAATGTGGTAATAATATGACAATAGAATTAGACGGTGTAAATAATACTTTAAAAACAGATAAGATTGAACCTCAATCAGGTACAGCTTTACAGTTATCTGCTTCAGGAGACACTGTAACATTGCCTTCAGGGGCTACTCTTACAATAGCTGGAACAGCAAACGTTACAGGAACATTATCAAACAATGGCACTGCAACAGGTTTTGGTTCTATTGATTGGCAAACTTCAGATATTAAGACAAGCACCTTTACAGCAGTGGCTGGTAAAGGTTATTTTGTTAATACTACTGGTGGTGCCATAACAGTTAATTTACCTGCAGGAACTGCGGGAAATCAGATTGGTTTAGTTGATTACGCAGGAACATGGGATTCAAATAATGTTACTTTAGCAGCTAATGGTTCAGAAAAAATTCAAGGTTCTACAGATGATGGAATTTTTAACAGAGATAGAGAAGCAGTACAAATTGTTTATGTTGATTCAACTCAAGGTTGGGTTGTATCAAGTGTATCTGATCAAGGACCAACTCAAGCTATATTTATTGCTGCAACAGGTGGCACAATTACAACAGATGGAGATTATAAAGTTCATACATTTACTACAAGTGGTACTTTCGAAGTAACTACGCTTGGTAACTCAGCAGGTTCAAACACTGTTGACTATTTAATAGTAGCCGGTGGTGCTGGCGGAGGAAACTCTAACGGTGGTGGTGGAGGAGCAGGAGGAATGAGATATGATTATCCAAATCCTGGAACAGATGGAACTCCGGTTTCAGCTACTAGTTATCCAATAAGTGTAGGTGGAGGTGGCGCAGGTCAACCTGCTCCTTCTACACCTGGAAGAGGAACAGATGGTTCAAATTCTTCAGGTTTTTCTGTTACATCATCAGGTGGTGGAGGAGGTGGAGGTGGACTTCATGCTCATCCTCAAAATCCTGGTGGAACAGGTGGTTCTGGTGGAGGTGGTTCTACAAATACAGGTTCGGGTGGATCAGGAAATAATCCTCCTGTAAGTCCCGCTCAAGGAAATGATGGTGGAGCTGGTTCTCCTACGAGTCCTCACCAAGGCGGAGGCGGTGGTGGTCATGGATCCGTAGGTGCTGCATGGAATGCTTCTCCAACAAAAGGTGCAGGTGGTTCGGGAACAGCGCTTTCTATTCCAGGTTCTCCTGTAACAACTGCTGGAGGCGGTGGTGGTGGAAGTGCTGCTGGTGCGGGTCCAAATGGGGGTCCTGGCGGTGGTGGTTCTGGAGGTCAATCTGGTGGAGATCCCGGAGCAAATGCTACAGCTAATACTGGTTCTGGAGGCGGTGGAGGCGTTGGTCCTCCTAGTACTTCTCCTGGTGGTCTTGGTGGTAATGGTGGATCAGGAAAAGTAGTAGTTAGATACAAATTCCAATAATGATATGGCAAATGTACGAATTCGTGAACAAGGAAAACTTACACTAAAGGACTCAGATAATTCTAATTCTGTTTCTTTGCAATCTCCTTCTACTGTTTCAGAAAATCAAGATTTTATTGTTCCTAATGCTGATGGTTCGGCCAATGAAATAATTACGACTAATGCTTCAGGCACATTATCTTTTACAGATATTAATACTTTAGTTATATCAGATATTGATTGGCAAACAGGAGATATTAAAACAGGTGATTTTACAGCGGTTGCAGGAAAAGGATATTTTGTTAATACAACATCAGGTACAATTACTGCTACCTTACCTTCTTCCCCTAGCGCAAATGATTTTGTAGCATTTAAAGATTATGCTGCTACTTTTGGATCAAACAAATTAACAATAGGTAGAAATGGATCTAATATTCAAGCTGCTGCAACTGATTCAGAGATAACAACGAGTCGGGCTTCTGTTGTTTTACAATTTATAGATGCAACAAAAGGTTGGTTATATACTGTAGAAAATAATGTAAGCGATTTAGAAAACAAAATGTATGTTACAGCAACGGGTGGAACTATAACAACTTCTGGTGATTATAAGATTCACACTTTTAATTCTTCCGGAACATTTACTGTGTCATGTGCAGGAAATTCTGCTGGTTCAAATAAAGTAAGTTACGTAGTAGTAGCTGGTGGTGGAGGTGCAGGTGGAAATAATCCTGGCGGAACAAATGATTCTGCTGCATCTGCTGGTGGTGCAGGAGGATATAGAGAAGGTAAAGCTCCAGCATTTGATTCTTATAGTGCTTCTCCTTTAGCCGCCCCTGATGGCTTACCAGTTTCAGCAACAGGATACCCAATAACAGTTGGTGGTGGAGGAAGTGGAACAGGTTGTAATCAAGCAGGAAGTCAAGGAGTTAATTCAATTTTTTCAACAATAACATCGGCAGGTGGAGGTGGCGGTGGAGGGCTTCAAGCTCCATGTGGTTCGCCTGTATCAGCTATAAGTGGTGGCTCTGGTGGTGGTGGAGCAACTTATCAAAATAATCCAGGAGCATGCACTCAAGGCATAGGTAACACTCCCCCAGTTAGTCCTCCTCAAGGTAATGATGGTGGCACTGGAACTGGAGGAAGAGGTGGTGCTGGTGGTGGCGGAGCAGGAGCTTCAGGTGGTGCCGGTAGTAGTCCTGGTCAAGGTGGTAATGGAGGCAATGGAGTAACAAGTTCAATAAATGCCTCTCCCGTAGCAAGAGCTGGTGGGGGCGGAGGTGGTGGAACAAATAATCCTTTTCGTTCACACCCTGCTGGAACAGGAGGTTCAGGTGGTGGTGGAGCTGGATCTGTGAATAGCACGGGAGCAACTGCTGGAACTTCAAACACTGGTGGCGGAGGTGGTGGAGCTGGCAGAGGACCTGGAATTAGTGGTAGTTCAGTAGGAGCTAATGGTGGCTCGGGTGTTGTAATTATTCGCTATAAGTATCAAAATTAATATGGTAAAAAACATTTATGTCTGAAATAAAAATTAATAGTCAAGGGGAAGTAAAATTATTTGATTCAGATAATTCAAATTATATAGGTTTAAAATCCCCAGGAACAGTTTCTACGGATGTAACTTTTATTTTACCTGATGCAGATGGATCAGCTAATAATGCTTTAAAAACTGATGGGAGTAAAAATTTAGGATGGGTGGATGTTACAACATTAGTAACATCAGGTATTGATTGGCAATCAACTGTTCAAACAACAGGATTTACAGCAGCGTCTGGTAAAGGATATTTTTGTAATACATCTGGTGGTGCTTTTACAGCAACTTTACCTGCAAGTCCTAGCGCTGGTAATATTGTTGCTTTAAAAGATTATGCAGCCACATTTGGAAGTAATAATTTAACAGTAGGTAGAAATAGTTCTAACATTCAAGGAAATGCAACTGATTCTAAATTATCAACAAATAGAGCAAGTGTTGTTCTTGTATATGTAGATTCTACTAAAGGGTGGTTATATGTACAAGAATCAAACGTTCAACAATTAGGACCTCAGTATGTTACTGCTACTGGTGGTACTATAACAACAGACGGAGATTACAAGGTTCATACCTTTACCTCTTCAGGAAATTTTGTTGTATCATGTGCGGGTAATTCTACTGGTTCTACGACCGTGGATTATCTTATTGTTGCTGGTGGTGGCGGTGGTAGTAAACACCAAGCAGGTGGTGGCGGTGCAGGTGGATTAAGAAAAAATTATCCTAATCCTGCAACAACTGGTACACCCGTAGCTGCTTCTACTTATCCGGTTGTAATAGGAGGCGGCGGTGCTGGTGCTCCAGGATCTGGTTGTCCTCAAAATTCTCAAGGTGGTGATGGTGTTGCTTCTAGTGTTTTTTCTGTTTCTTCCGCTGGCGGTGGAGGTGGCGGTGGTTACTATAATCCTGGATGTCCTGGTGGTGCTGGACGAGCTGGTGGATCTGGCGGTGGTGCTGGATCAGCAAGTACTACAGGTGGTTCTGCCGGACTTACTCCTGCTGGTACTAAAGGTGCTGGTAATACTCCTCCTGTATCTCCTTCTCAAGGAAATCCTGGTGGTGCAGCATGGGATAGAAATCCTCACGGCGGTGGAGGTGGCGGAGGTTCTGGTGCTACTGGTTGTGATGCACATCCACCATCTGGTCCATCAACTGGTGGAGGATTAGGTGGTTGTGGAACATCTGTAGCAATTTCTGGATCAGCAACAGTTTATGCTGGAGGTGGTGGAGGCTCAGGTTATACTGGTTGCTCTACAGCTCCTGCTAATGGAGGAGGAGGTGGTGATGGTGGTCATGCTGCTGGAACTCCCTCAGAAGCTGATGGACAAGCAGGAACTGCTAATAGTGGTGGAGGTGGCGGTGGTGGCGCTAACAATCCATTTAGTGGTGGTAATGGAGGTTCTGGCGTTGTAGTTATAAGATACAAGTATCAAAATTAATGTTTAACAAAAAAGTTTTTTAATATAGTATAAGGAGATAGATATGGCACATTTTGCAAAATTAGGAATTAATTCAAAAGTTATTGGTGTTGAAGTCGTTGGTGATGATGACTGCAAAAATGCTGATGGCATTGAAGATGAAACTGTAGGAATACAGTTTTTAGAAAATATACATGGATGGCCGTTATGGAAACGAACTTCTTATAATACTTCACTAGGCAAATATTATGTTGAGGATGGAAATGGTCAAAAAGTATTAGGTGGTGATCAATCAAAAGCCTTTCGTAAAAATTATGCGGGAGTAGGTCACACTTATGATGAGGACCGTGATGCATTTATTCCACCAAAACCACATGCATCATGGGTTCTTAATGAAACAAGCTGTATATACGAGGCACCTGTAGCTTATCCAACTGTAACTGAATATGGCGATCCAGCAAAACCTTACATAATTAGTTGGGATGAAACAAACACTCGTTGGATAGCTGAAGATGGAGAAACACCTACCGGTAATTTTCGCTGGAATGATAGTACTAAAGCTTGGGTCAGCATATAGAGAGGAAGTTATATTATGGCTTCAGAAATTAAAGTTAATAAAATTTCTCCTGGAACGGGAACTTCTTTTACTGTTGGGGACTCAGGCGATACATTTACTATTCCTTCGGGTGTAGTATTTGATAGAACTCTTGATTGGCAGTCGGTTCAAACTTCTACTATTGCGGCTACAGCAGGAAAAGGTTATCCCGTTAATACTACTTCTGGCACATTAACAATGAATTTACCAGCAGGTAGTGCTGGAGATCAAATTGCTGTTGTAGATTATGCAGGAACTTTTGATACAAATAAATTAACAATATCAGCTAATGGTTCAGAAAAAATAAATGGAATGACTGTTGATATTACTTTGGAAACAGAAAGACAAGGTGCAACACTTACATACATAGATTCTACTCAAGGTTGGTTAGTAACAAGTTCAGCACCTGATCCAGGAGTTTCACAACTTATTCCAGTCACATTTAAAATATGGGGTGCTGGAGGAGGTGGCTCTGCTGGTGGTGCTGATGGTCGTGGTGGCGGAGGTGGAGGTTTCGTACAAGGAACTCAATCATTCGCAAGTGGAACATCAATAATCGCAGTTGTTGGACAAGGTGGCTCAGGCGGTACCGGAGGCAAAGGTGGCGGTGGTGGAGGTTATACAGGTGTATTTAATGGATCTGTTACTCATGGCAACGCCCTTTTAATTGCAGGCGCTGGATCTGGAGGAGCAAGAAGTACTTACTATGGAACTGGTGGTGGTGGTTTAGCTGCTGGAGATGGAACTGGAGCTAACCCTGGTGGTGGTGGAAATCAAGTAGGCGGTGGTGCAGCGGGTTCTGGTAATGGTGTTGCTGGAGCAGCTTTACAAGGTGGTTCTGCACCTGCTGGTTCTGGAGGCACAGCTTTCGGTGGCGGTGGTGATGGAGGCGGAGATAACGTTTCTTATACTGCTGGCGGTGGAGGCTCAGGATATTATGGAGGAGGTTCTGCTGGTAACTCTGGCGATGGAGCTTCTGGAGGTGCTGGTTCTTCTTATGTTGGATCTATGACTTCAACAACTAATACAACAGGAACAAGTGCATCATCAGGAATTAATGGTGGTCCAGCCGTAAATACAAGTGATTCTGAATATGCTTCAGGAACTAATGTAGGAGGAGTAGGTAATAGTTCTTCTGGTTCGGGAAATATTGGAGGACATGGAAGTATATCTTATAGTATTAATGGAGCAGCTTATGTAACATTGAGTTACACAGGCGGTAATCAAACAATAACAGTATCATAGGAATTATAATGGCAACAGATAAACAACTTTTACAATGGGCAAGACAAGGAAATGAAATTCATAAAGCTCCTAGTATTTTACATTGGGTGGCTACAGTAGATGGAGATAATAAAGTTACTAAAAATGAAGTGTATGATGAGCTTCATAAAAAATCTATGGATGCTGGATTATGTCCTAATATGAAATTATCAACGGAAGATACACAAATCGGCGATACACTTTAAAGATTTAATGTTTGAAAAAAATATTTTAACAGAACAATTTTTAATTACTGACTTTATACCTAAAATTTTACCAATTGATTATGATAAATTAAAACAACATCTTTTAATTGCTTATTATAAAAATAAAAAAATAGGTGATGATAAGGTTTACTATGATTATTATTATACTCAATATGATTATCATCAACATATTCAATGGCTTCAAGATTATATAAGAGATCATTACAAAACAGAGCACCACAAAACTCCAATTTTAGTAAATCAAGGAGCTATTATTCAACAGAAAAATGAAAGCATAGGAAATCACCATCATATAGATGATTGGGATTATAATGAATCCCCCGACATATCTGCCCTTATATGTTTAGAACCTAGGAAAGAAGCTTCTAATGTTATTTTTGAATATGAGGCAGGCCGTAGTAAAAAAAGAAGATGGACTATTCCTTTACAAAAAAACAAAATTATTCTTTTTTCTTCAGATTTAACCCATAATATAACTAAAAATATCAATACAGACCCTATTATTAATTTATCTTTTCAATTCCAATTACTTTAAAATAGTGTAAAAAAGAGAAAGAAATAGATGCAATTAGAATATTATTATTGGTGCTTTCAAAATGCTATACCTTCTAGAATATGTGATGATATTATTGCGTATGGAAAAGTTTTAAAAGAAGAAACAGCTGTTACATGGGGTTATGATGTAAATAACCTGACACCCAATCAACAAAAAGAATTAGAGAAAAAACGTAGTTCTAATGTTGTATGGATGAATCCTACATGGATTTATCGTGAATTACATCCTTTGGTTCATGAAGCAAATAGAAATGCTGGTTGGAATTATCATTGGGATTGGTCCGAGTCTTGTCAATTTACAAAATATGATGGTAGTAAAAAACAACATTATGATTGGCACACTGATAGTTCAAATAGAACTAATGAAAATGGTAAGATAAGAAAATTATCTATGACGGTTGCTTTAGTAGATGGAAGTGAATATGAGGGTGGAGATTTTGAAATTAATTTAAATACCCCTGAAAAAGAAGAAATACATGTAATAAAACAAGCTAAATCAAAAGGATCGGTAACTATATTCCCTTCGTTTGTGTGGCATAGAGTAAAACCTGTTACATCAGGTACCAGGTATTCATTAGTTAATTGGCATCAAGGTAGGCCTTTTGTTTAAAGTATATTCGCAAATCTTAGAAGATTCTTATATGAAACAAATGTATGATACTATGTTAGGTGTGGATTTTCCTTGGTTTTTTTATTCGGGAAATGCTACGGAAGGGGATGGTAATTTTATGTTTGCACATATATTCTTTATTAGAAACGAAATAAATTCTAGTTTTTATTTTTTATTAGAACCTATTTTAAAATTTATAAAAGAGAAAAAAAATTATAAAAAAATTTACAGGATTAAAGCAAATCTTTATACAAATAAAGATAAACCCTCTAATCAACCAAGTCATTATGATTATATAAAAGATGATAAAAATTGTTTTATAGCATTATTTAATTTAGATACTTGTAATGGTGGTACTGTTATTGAAAATAAAACAATTAAATCTAAACAAAATGATTTAATTATTTTTGATAATGTTGAACATTATGGGATTACTCAATCGGATACCCCAACTAGAATATCTATAAATTTTAATTTTTTAATATAATGGAAATTTTTGAATATTTTAAAACACCTGTTTATCTAGAAAATTTATCTCATTGGGTAGATGATATAAATAAAAAATGTGATAAACATATTAACGAGGCGAAAAAAGAAAAAGAATACAAAGAAAAAATTAAAGAAAAAGGTTCGGATTTTGGTCAAGTAGCTCATTCTGTTCCTATAGCAACTGATCCGGAACTTAAATTTTACATTGATCATATTGGTCAACGTTCATGGGAATTTTTAGATCAAATGGGTTTTGATTTATCAAATCATACTTGTGTTTTTACAGAATGTTGGGTGCAAGAATTTCCTAAAGATGGTGGTGGTCATCATAACTCACATGTACATCCAAATAATCATGTATCAGGATTTTTATATTTAAAGAGAGATGAGGACGGACCGTTGCCAGTTATTCATGACCCACGGCCCGGTGCATTGTTATCCGCTTTACCAGAAAAAGATTCTACACAAATTACTTATGCTTCGCAGATGGCACATTGGAAACCTACACCAGGTACTTTAATTCTTATACCAGCTTATATAACTCATCAATATTCTGTAGGTGGACCTAATCAAGCATTTCGTTTTATACATTTTAATATACAAGCCATTCATAATAATTTTATGAAACAACCAGAAGAGGAGAAAAAATGAGTTTTGAAAAAGATAAATATGAAGTAGTTAAAAGAGCCATACCCAGAGATGTAGCTAGTTTTTGTTATGCTTACTTTTTAAATAAAAGACAAGTTGCCAAACATTTACAAGATACACAATATATATCTCCTTTCGATGAAAGTTGGGGAACTTGGAAAGATAGTCAAATACCTGATACCTATTCTCATTATGGAGATCTTGTTATGGAAACATTAATGGTTCGAGTAAGACCAAAAATGATGGAAGTAACTAAAATGAACTTAATTCCTACTTATACATATGCTCGTATTTATAAATATGGTGATATATTACACCGACATAAAGATAGACCATCTTGTGAAATATCATGTACCTTAAATCTTGGAGGTGATGAGTGGCCTATATATTTAGATCCTAGTGAAGGTTATGGTAATAAAGGTAAAAAAGTTATTTTAAAACCAGGAGATATGCTTGCATATAGTGGTTGCGATTTAGAGCATTGGAGAGATGCTTTTGAAGGTCAAGACTGTGGTCAAGTATTTTTACATTATAATAATAAGCAAGGTCAGTTCCAAGAAAGTAATGCTTTTGATGGTAGACCCATGTTAGGATTACCATCATATTATAAAAAAGCACAGTAGACTAAATCACTTTTTATAGTTAAAATAGAGTCTTATGACTCTCGGAATTTTAGCCTTTGCAGAAGGACCATTATCATCAACAGGTAAAGCAGATGCATTAGCGGTTGTTACTGGCCAAAGTATTGGAACTCTTACAGCTGCCAGTGTAACAGTAACAGCTGGGGCTACTGTTGTTGAAACAGGTCAAGATTTAACTACATCTTTTGGAAGTGAAAGTGTAACAGCTGGGGCTACAGTTGTAGTTAGTGGACAAGAAATTACATCAACAGCTGCCAGTGTATCAGTCGCTGTCATATCTAATCCAACGGTAACAGTAACAGCTTTCAGCGACCTTAATTTTGTTACAGGAACATACGCTGTAACCGCTGGAGGAAAAGTTTTAATTGATGCTTCTGCAGAACCTGATTTAGATTTATATTTAGGAGATGAAACTGTAACGGCAGATGCTAACGTATCTGTTTCTGGTCAAAGTATTGGAACTCTTACAGCTGCAAGTGTAACAGTAGAAGCACTTACTACCATTGCAGTAACAGGAGAACCATTATCGTTAGTTCAAGGAGATGAAAGTGTAACAGCTGGAGCTACAATTGTGTCAACAGGACAAAGTATTGGAACTCTTACACCTGGAACGGTTTCTGTTGTAGCTAATTCTACAGCTCTTCCTAGCGGAAATATAATATCTAGTACATTAGCAGATGTAACTACAAAAATTGATGTGACACCAGCAGTTACAGGGGAAGTTTTGACATTAGCTTTATCTGATGCTACTGCAGTTTATGCTTGGGCAGAAGTTGATGATTCGGAAACTTCAACGTGGACAGAAGTTGATGATTCTGCTACAATGACCTGGAATCAAGCGGCTTAGGAGATTATGACATCAACTTATTCATCATTATTACAACTCGAACTTATAGGTTCGGGAGATCAGGCAAATGCGTGGGGTAATACTACAAATAACAATTTACAATATGGCTTAGAGTATTCAATTACTGGAGTTTATACAAAAAATTTATCCTCTGCTTCTAGTCCCTATACTTTAACAGTAGCTAATTCAATTAGCTCAGCACAATCCGATAATGAAAACAGACAATCAGCTATTATATTTACAGGTCATGGGTCTAATTTTATTATTCAAGTGGCAGCTACACAAAAAACATATTTTTTAAGAAATGATAGTTCTGCTTATACTATTACAATGCGTCTTGGAGGTTCTGGAAACACTTATGTTATTCAACCAAGCACAAGTGTATTTTTAGCAAGTGATGGTACTAACTGGTACAATTTACAAACATCTGGAACAGATTGGTTAACTAAAACTACAACTTATACAGCTTTTCCCGGAGATAAAATATTTTGTAATACTACAAGCGCTCCTTTTACAATTACTTTACCTGCAGCTCCTGCTGTCGGTGATGAAGTAAGATTTGTTGATTTAGCTAGTACATTTGATACAAACAATTTAACGATTGGAAGAAACAGTTTAAAAATTAATGGAGCTACAGCAGATTTAACTGTAGCAACCGAAGATGCAGCTTTTAGTTTAGTATACTCAGGCGCAACTTATGGTTGGAAACTAACGGAGAAGTAATATGGCAACTTATGAATCTATCAAATATAAATTTTCAGGAACTGCTGTTACTGGCGTATTGCAAGAAGCGGATAACCTAAGTGATGTTGCTGCTGCAGGCACTTCTAGAACAAATCTAGGTGTTGCAATAGGTAGTGACGTACAAGCTTTTATTTCTGCTACCGCAGGAACAAATGCTAATGGCGCAAG